GTGAAAGCAGACCCCTCCCGGCTGATCGGCTGGCAGCGGATGCGGGAGTTTTTGGGCGGGGAAGGGAAGCCTCACTGGCAGATATTTTCTACCTGCGTGAACCTGATCCGTACTCTGCCGGAGTTGGTACACGATGACAGGAACGTTGAGGATGTGAGCGATTCCTGCGAGGACCACGCGGCGGAAAGCTGCCGGTATTTCCTTATGAGCCGTCCGAGGCCGTCGAAGCCGGCAAGGGTGGAGCTTACCGGTGATGCCAAGCGGATCGCGGACCATATCAAGAGNATGGAAAAAGGCCGCCGGAAGCTGAAAAGACATCAAATTTAAGGCTGCTGGAGGCGCTCTTTTTGCCGGCGAAGGGGTTTACCTTGCCCGAACCGTAAAAACGCCACCACCGGACGCCTACAGGCTGTGAACGGGTTTTTTATATATTGGAAGGAGGTAGTTTTGTGGAAGTCAAGCAGCGCGGTATGAAGTTTGTGGTTTATGACGGCGACCGGGTGGTGAGTATCCACGATTGCCGGAAAGAGGCGGAACTGGTAGTGACCCAAAAGCGGCGGGAGAGTCTTATTTGCCCGAAATGCGGTTACCGGGCCAGAAATGAGGCGGGGCTGAAAACACATATCAGGCTGAAGCATGGGGGTGATAAGGATGATCAGGAAAGAAGGCAGTAAGTATATCCTTTATAACCGTGACGGGAGCCGGAAGCTGGGGACGCACCGGACAAAGAGGGATGCCCTGGCCCAGGAGAAAGCGATTAAGGCCCGGAAGAGAAGTAAATAATTTCCAGAACTGGCAACTGTGGAGGGGATGGTAGAATTTAACAAAGGCTGTAACCGTGGGGGTAAAGTGGGGTTCCCCTACGGGGGGAATACCGGGGGAGGAATTGGAAATTTTGGGAAGGAGATATTTGGGCGCTCTTTCCCGGCGGCGCGGGGCGCTCTTTCCCGGCTCCGCTTACGCTCCGCCTTACACTACGCGCTTTTGCGCTTCGTTTTCCGTCGGGGTTGATTTTAGACATTCTTGTTTAGTGCTTGTTTACTGCTAATTCTTTGACTTGGTTAATTACGATTGAATTACGCTTGAAGGAGCGGTGAAAATGTTACCACTCATATTGTTTGCCGTGGCTACGGTTTTTGCCTTGGCCCTCTCTGCNTACATCTGCGAAATCGGCAAGAGAGAGCGGGACGAGCTGGTCAATAAACTGATAGAGAAGGACAGGGATCTTCTTGACCGGCTGATGGCTAAAAGCTTGCAAGAAGCAAAGGAAGCCCAGAGAGAGCCTGTTCCATCAAAGATCATTAGCAAAAGAAAGAACGATGCCCGCATGATGGAGGAGAAGCGCAAACTTCTGGAAAAATAGGGGGTGATTCGCTGTGCGGCTCAAAGATATTACTTCCAAAGATGACCTGATCGTTTACGGAGATGAATTTTTCGAGCGCAGCGCCAGGGCGAAGCGCAGGAAGGAGCAACAGTGGTTGCTTAATTTGGCGTTCATCGCCGGCGATCAACTGGTCAAGGTCAATAAACAAACCGGGATGCTGGACCGGATCGATACCGAGTATGACCCGGAATGGGTAGTAAGAGTTGTCAATAACCGGGTGCTGCCGATCTTTAGAGCCGCTACGGCGCGACTCACAAAAAATAAGCCTCGCCCTTCGGCTAAGGCTCAATCCCGGGAGGAAAGCGACATCCAGGCGGCCCGGGCGGCGGTGAAGTTGGAAGAGCACCATTGGACCACGCTGAATCTGGACAAGATTCACCCGGAAATGGTCAGCTGGTTAGTGGCCTGCGGGAACTGTTTTTATAAACAATTCTGGAACCCTGANAAGGGGGAGAAGATTGTTGATATATCTTTAGGTTTGAACGAAGAAGGACTTCCTTTNGCTCATTTAAACGAAAACGGGGAATTTGTGGAGTTTACCTTGGGNGACACGGATCTGATCTTGAGATCCCCGTTCAACATCTACCCTGAACCGGGGAAAACCAGCTTAAAGACTATGCGGATGATAGGCGATGCAGAAGTTATGGACGTGGAAGAGATCGAAGAAATTTACGGAAAAGAGGTTTCACCGGAGAAAGACCTAAACCTGGTGAAAATCAGCCAGGCCGCCTGGGGATACTTGCGGAAAAATGATGAAAAGAAAGACCTTGATAACTCTGCTATCGTTAAGGAATTATACATTTTGCCCTGCAAGGTTTTTCCCCGGGGGGTAAAGGTGGTTTGGGCCAACGGTGTTTTACTTGACTTTCAAGAAGATGTAGAGGAATTGCCGTTTGTGCATTTTGGACTTATCTACGTGCCGGGAAGTTTCTGGTATAAGGATCTAATCGAGGACGTAATACCTTTACAAAGACGGTGGAACGCCCTGCTGTCGAAAATCGAGATGCACAACGANTATTATAACGATCCTCCAATAGTGGTTGATCCCAGTTCTATTGATGTAGACGAGTGGACTTCTGAGCCGGGAGTTATTATTACCAAGAGGGCACAGGGAGAACAGCCTTTTATACTGCCGGTTCCCCAACTGGATCCCGCCATTTTAAGAGAGCTGGAGATCCTAAATGAACAGTTTGAAATAGTGCCCATTCTGCATAAAGTGTCTTATGGCAAGGAAACGCCTCACGCTANAAGCGGGGTAGCCATTAACTTCCTCCAGGAGAAGGACGACGACATCTTAAGNCCCCTTGTAGAAGGGTTGGAGGCGGCTTACGCTGAAGTGTTCAAGCGCGACTTTAAACTATGTCAGTTGCACTATGAAGAGGATCGCGGGTTCGCCATTGTCGGCGAAGATAACGAAGTGGAATGGATTGAGTTCAAGAAAGCCAACCTGGATGCCAATATCGACGTCGGNGTTGAGCCGGGATCGGCCATGCCGAAATCTGTGGCGGCTAAACAGGCGTTGGTTATGGACATGCTGGCGGCAGGGTTTTTCACCGATCCTAGAACGGGTCAGCCTGACTTCGCTAAAGCCCTGAAATACTTAGAGTTTGGCTCAGTTAACGAGATTTATGAGGAAAGCGCCCTTGATTCCAACCAAGCCAAGCGGGAAAACGAGGCTTTGAAGNAAGGCACAGCCGTTAATGCCGATTACTGGCATAACCACGATGCGCATATCTACGAACACAACCGCATGAGAAAAACAGCCGAATTTGAGCGTTTACCCGAAGAGATTAAGCAGATAATTGATAACCACGTAAAACAGCACCTTCTTTACCTGTCACCGCCGCAGCAGCCTGGACAACCTGTGCCGGGACAACCTGAACCGTCCGGGCAAATTCCAGAACAGTCTGCGCCTGAACAACCTGCACCCGGACAATCGGAGCAAATTAAAGATCAATCCGGCGCTCCTTTTTTGGAGCAGATTAATGCATTTATTCAGTATTTACAGGCCAACAACCCGGCCATGTATCAACAACTAATGGCCGTTCCTGAAGATCAGCGGCTTATTNCCGCTGCTGAAATGATGATGCAAGTTTCTCCTCCTCCTCCTCTCACGGGGGCTTCGGCCCCCGGACAATAAGGCGAGAGCCTTAAAATATTACCCCGTGCAACCTCCTACCGGAGTCACGGGGCATCAGGGGCGGGAAGCCTCCTGCAAATAACCTGAAAGGTTTAAATATTGGGGACGGTGGGACTTTTACACCGAGAGCGCCTGCGGTCTTGGTGGTTTTAAAGAAGTTACAAAGGCCCATCAATAAAGATCCCACCGTGAAAGGTGGTTTATTTATATGCTCCCTGAACACTATGTCCTAATCAAATTCTCTCCGCCTAGTCCGGATGGTGGAATAGACGCGGAAGTTACCAATTCCGAAGGGTGGGACTATATTACCGTCGCTGATCTGTTGGAAACTGTGGCCGGAATCTTGCGGACAGGATTGCGGCGGGTGAAATAGGGGGGATTTGATGGCGGCCCATGACAAGGAGGCCCTTGAACTGTTTGAAAGNGGGTTGAGTTATCGGGCAATAGCAGAGCGGTTTGGTTTAACTNAAAAGGCTATTAACCACGCTATATTAAGAGCCCGAAAAGCTAAACGAATCGAATACGAGGACAAGAAAGCCTACACGGAAGAAGATGTAGAGAACTTTATTAAGGCCATGATAAGCCTGCAAGAGAAGCGGGAGAAGCTAAACACCAAACAGGTTCAGGCCACGATACGGTTAAACGAGGGAAAGCCTGTCGGTGTGGCATACTGGGGAGATTGGCACATAGGCGCGGCGGGAACAAATTACAAAATGTTTGAGCAAGACCTTCGGAAAATACGCGACACCGAGGGCCTTTATTTTATCGGCGCTGGCGACTTCAAAGATAATTACATATCAGGAACCCATGTAGGCGCACAGTTTGAGCAAGTTATTCAGCCAGGTATGCAGGATGTGGCCGTTAAACACTATTTTGGGCAGGTATCGGAAAAGTGCCTGGCCCTGGTGCGCGGCTGTCATGACGATTGGGACAGGAAGCAGGGCGACAAAGACTTCCTGGAAACCCTCTGCGATATAACAGATTCAGTCAANCTTTGGCATGGTGGGGAACTCACAATCAAGCTCGGTGACCAATCCTACTTCTGGCGATGCAGACACAGATACAAATATCAATCAAGCCTAAACCTTGAAAACGCTATGCGCCGGATAATGGAGGTTCAGGGGCCGTGTGACGTGGCGGCAGAAGCACACCTGCACAACGGGTATGTAATGAAGCGTTATATGATGGGCGAATACCGGATCATGCTCCGTTGCGGCACATATAAAATATGGGACGAGTTCGGCCAGAAGCTGGCNGGGTATAAAGGCGAGCCCGCCGTTCCGG